GAGGGTCTGAAAATAGCTCGTGTTTAGGCGTAGGTCTTCTGGATGTTTTATAATCTATTACAAGGTAGCTTCCCGTCTTACCTTTAACAACACGGTCAATAATACCATTAATTTTAAAATCATCGGTAATATCGATTTCAAATACCATCTCATTACTTACCGTTGTTTCTAATTTTTTATTAAATTTAAAAAAATTTTCTAATATTACTTGAAGATTTTTCTCTTTAACAGTAGGAAAGGTATAGTTCTCTCGTAGTTCTCCTGCTAGAGCTTCTAGTTCTTCTATAGTTTTCAGCTCTGTTCCTAGTTCAAATATCTTATGGACATAGGAGCCATATTGAAGAGCGTCTGTATTCGAGTTCTCGTTGTAAATATCATTTAGATAATCCACATACTTGAACTGGTACTTTTTCTTACACTCATTGTAGGTTTTAAGCTTACTTGGTGAAATTTTATTTATAAACATGGATATATCTCCTGATATTATTAAAGACTATTTACGCGAAAAGTTTAACGATTATACTGAAACAAACTCAGAATTTATCGTTAATAGTTTATTCTGTGAGGATTACAAGCGTCACATGTCTATAAATTCTGAGACTGGATTGTGGCAATGTTTTAAATCTAAAGAAAAAGGAAATTTTTTACATCTAGTTTCGGCAGTTGAGGGAATCTCATATGGGGAAGCTTCCGTCCTCCTTCAACGTAAATTATTTAATACTCCTGAAAAACTATTCCAAGTCACTAAATCTCTTAGAGATAAGCAGGAATCAATATCTAAAGGTAAAACCATCCAGGACGAAATTAAAAATTTTAAAAGGCTAAGCAAGGCTAGTGTAGTATCAGACCTTCTAACGGAGAGGTTGGCTTACAAATTTGCATTATCTAGAAAAATAAATCCTGATAAGCTATATGTAGGAATAAAAGGTAAATATGTGAATAGGGTTATTATCCCGTTTGAGGATAGTAAAGGAATGTTTTATTTCCAAGCTAGGCAATTAACTGGATTTGGAATGAAGTACTTAAATCCTTCTTTCGCTGAGTACGGAGTTAAAGCTTCAGAGATATTGTATCCTTTCGACCGAGAAGAGTCTTATATCCTCGTGTCAGAGGGTCCTATAGACGCTCTCAGCCTTCAAAATATAGGAATCAACGCAACTAGTACCCAAGGTTCTGTGTTCTCTAAAAGCCACTTAAAAGAGCTCTCAGGCAAAAAAATAATTCTAGCGTATGACAATGATGAAGCAGGGGATAATGGTATAAGCTATGCTAGACGGCTAATAAGGTCTAAAAATTTACCTACACCCTATATTGTAAGACCTCCTAAACAATTTAAGGATTGGAACGATTTTGTAGTAGACGCAACCTCTACAGAGGTAAAAGCTTGGATAGCTAAAACCGTCACCAAGATGGATTTTGATTATAATCTTACCGAACTACTAGATTAAATTTATCACTAAATATATTCTGGTCTAGGAACGTAGAGCTTACTTGCAATTGATAAGTCCCTACCTCAACAGCTGATGTATTCCAGTTGTAAATTATCGTATCTTCAGAGTTTACACTTACCCCAGTTGATGTCCACGCTAAGGTTTCTTCGTAAGGAGTTCCCGTTGAAGTGTCATCCTTGAGCTTAATAATTCTAATTGCTGCATTGTCCAGAATTGTAGAATTAAATATATTCTTAACTTCGGGAGTGATATTAGTATTATTAACTGTATGCTCAGACGTAATATGTAAGTCTATCTTAGCATTTTTATTTATATATTTTTGAGCCAATCTTTGCCTAGTAGTAATCATTAAAGGCTCTGATATCGTTATTATGTTATCATTGAAAAACTCAAAAGAATGTATATGTAAAGTCGACGTGCTATTATCTACAACTGTCCACATATCCCAATACTTACCTGCAGTCAAATCTGTAGAGCTAGTATAGTATGTTTTAGCTGCACCCGTGCTGGCATCATACCAAGGAATCGCATCTTCAAGCAGTACAGCATATTTACCTGTAGACCTCTTAAAAACAACACCTGACGGAGTAGCATTATAATCAGCCTCGTCCTGGGTTGTTCCACTAAAAACTATCAAAGCTGAAGCGTTTGAAGAAGCAGCAACTAGACCGTATTCTGTAGAGTCAGCCGATAAATTCAACCAATTGTCAGCAGAGCCTTGGTTGGTATCCTTAAATATATGCACCGACTTGATTGAAGTAGGGTCGGCATACGTACCATTTTTCACGTACATAAACTCCAATAGAGTTCTACTTGTAGGGCTTGGTCTGTTAAAACGTGCTGTTACTGTTCCGGTAGTATCGAATGTTGTCATAGGTCTATATTATTTAGACTTCATGTTTTCTATTTCCGCACTTTCTCTTTCAGATTCTTCGCTTCTAAGCTTAAGATATTCAGTCCTTTCGATGAAAGTCATTTTGTAGACATCTTCAAGGCTGAAACCGCAATGATGTACTAAAGCATAGGATTCTTTGTAGTAGTAATCCTGTTCCAGCATATGCTCTAGCTCACGTCGAAAAAACCTTCATTAATTGGAAGTTCTATTACAGAGTCAGCATTACACTCGCTGCATATAAAATTAACCCGTGTTTGTAGACCAAAATTAGTATTAAAAATAGAATTTCTTAACACTGTCACGTCTTTAGCAGTAGTTTTGGATATAAATCCCTGGATAATCATCCTCTCTTTATGACCTCCTATACTTTTAACAAATCTCCAGAGGTTATCCATTATACCATCTGCATTTTGTAGAAATTTCTCATCAGTAGCTACAGGTATGGTGTATTCAACTTCTACCTCGGAATCAGGTAAAGTTATCTTCGTAGTTCTACTATCTTCCACAGTTGCGTAATTAACAGGAAGCTTATCTAATTCAACTGTAAGTTTATTACCCGTTCCACAGCTGTTACACTCGGCTTCAATATCATAGGTAGAACCATAAGATAGCTCTCGAAGTTTGAATAGGATATAATTCTTATCAGCCAATGCTAACTCATGAAAATTTAAGTTTTTAGTACATCTAGTGATTAAAGTGTTTATTACATTAGCACCGTCTGTTGCATTTTTAATACTTCTTAGTATTTTCTCATCTTCAAAAGTAAATGGTCTTATTTCCACTGACCCTATTCCATTAGTAAACACACCTGCAGTAGGTAAGTCTATAGACATCCATGCGATTTTTTGCTCTACTTTTTCAAGTAGGGACGCTAAAGTATCTTTTAGGGAAGTATCCTCTTGCTGGGTATTAACTTGTTGTTGAGGTACTGGTTGCTCGGAACGAGGGTTCATAGGTGCTTCAGGAGCATTTCCAGCTTCCCTTGCTAGGTCAATAATTGATTTGTTTTCAGACATAATTAATAAAAGTTTTCAAGACTTTTGCTCTATAATAGATAAAATAAAAAAATATGGAAATATTTATTTCTAATACTTACTCTATTCTAAAAACCGATAACATTAAGCTGTTAAAGGCTTTAGGTAAAAAATATAGGTGCAAATCTCCTGGATGCGAGTTCGCAGCCTCTTACAAACGGGGTCATTGGGATGGTTATACTTATTTTTTCAACCCTAAGACTGGTAAGTTCGGAACAGGCTTGTTATATAGTATATTAGAAGATTTAGATTATTTAGAGTACGATTACAAGCTTACAGATAGTAGACCAGACATAGAGATAGGAGATTCCGACCTACCAGATATTGACCCTAGAGATTATCAAGAAAGCCTAATACAGCAAGCACTAGACTTAAGGTCATGTATTATTAAATCTCCAACAGGGTCTGGTAAAACAATAATAATAGCAGCCATATTAAAAGCCTTGGAGGGTAAGACTGGATTATTATTCTTTAATAAGAAACAGCTACTGAAACAAACATCAGATTTCTTAACAAAATGTGGAATAGAACATGGAGTAGCTTTTGGAGATGGAGTTGAGCTAAAACCTTTGACATTAGTAACTATTCAATCTATTGACAAGGTTATAGATACTCATTTAAAAACTTCTGAGTTTATTATGTTTGACGAAATACACGAGTTTGCGAAAGGAAAGGTTGCTAAAAAAGTTTTAAGTTCATTTCCCAACGCCACTTATAGAATAGGGTTATCTGCAACCCCTCCTACAGATAGACACTCCCTACTTACCCTTACATCCTTTTTAGGCAAACAAATAGAAGATGTAACTGCTAAAGATTTGGTAGAAGAAGGCTACTTAACCTTGCCATCTATCCAGCTAATAGAGCTTCCAGATGTAGACGACAGTGAAACTACTGGTAAAACTTATCAAGAGATATACGAAGAGTTTATTGTAGATTATTCTTACCGAAATGAGCTTATAGTAAATATAGTTAGTAAAATTACAGATAATAATGCTAAGATACTTATACTTACCAAGAACCTAGCCCACGCCAAGTATTTTAAAGATAATATACCAGGGTCTTACCAGCTAGAAGGAAAGGACAGCTTACAGGATAGAGATAAGACATTAGAAAAGTTTTTAGATAAAGACGGTCCTTCTGTAATAATAGGAACTATAATATTTCAAACAGGTATCGATATTCCAGAGCTCACACATTTAGTTAACGCTAGAGGATTGAAATCTGAAATAGCGACGGTACAAGCTCTAGGTAGAACTTTACGGAAACATAAGAATAAATCACAAGTTTATATTTATGATTTTATAGATAAAGTCCCGTATTTAGGAAAACACTCAAAGCTACGAGTAGATGCTTATAAATCTCTCGATTTTAATATAGAATTTCATGGAATCAAGAAAAAATAAAGAAATGAAGATTAACAGTCTTCCTGATAATGACAAGGAAGCTTTACACGTTA